ATCCAACTGCCCATTACTAAATAGAAGGATGTATGATTCATCTTCGTCATAAATATACGACTCCATTTGATAAGCAATGTTGGAGAGCGTTTGAAGATACCTACACCCAGGCCGACGAGTAATACCACCTTGAGCACGCAAACGGAAATTACGGAGCGTCTTAGCACCGTTTTTATAGGCATCCGAATCCAATCGTGATGACAGCAATGGGGTTAACTCCCCAGCTGTGAAATTTGTGTAGAACTGCCGTAGAAGTGCCATCCATTAAAGCCCCTCTACATTTTGATAAATACCATTACCCATACGAACACGATGATAACGAGAAGGCCGTAGACCTTGCGTTGTAACCTGTTGGCTGTCACGAGCTTTGGCTCTACGGAACTGGATTTCTGCGAGGTCTGTGTATGACTTGGCAACATCTGCTTTACGAGTAACAGATAGTGCAAATACAGAAGCCAATCTAAAAATTACCCACATAGTAAATGCAGGAGGCCAGTATTGAGTCTCTGGACGATAAATATAGTTCAGAACAACATCTTCGCTAACTTCAGCGTTAATGTAGATATAACGCTCATAGATGTCGTACTCTTGGGGGTGATCGTCAATGGTAACAGTTTGTACCTGAACAACCGCAGGGCTTGTGGGAAGCGCATATGCAGCGTCCCAGCGGTCTACTGGTGTAGCCGTTAACCTACTAAGGGTTTTCTGACCTGTGGCAAAGTTCCAGTTATGCTGTGCCAGACAATCCTCTACGACATCCTCGAAGATAGTGTTTGCTACCAAAGCTTCATCAGTTTGGTCTGTAAACGAAGCCAATGGCTCCAGACCAACCAGAACCATTGCTTTCTGCGCTACTTCAATGTCGGTAGATGGGGTTGTTGGCATTACTTACCGTAACCTTTGCCCATTGTCTTAGTTGATTTCTTTGCGTTTAAACATTTGCCAGCACTGCGGCATTTAGCCGGAGTTGGGCATGAAGCACAGGTTTTCATTATTTTACACCCTTACCTAATTTAGCATTAGGGCCAATCTTACGAACATAGCCCTTACGAGTCTCTTCTTTGGGAGAGGTAGAAGGGGCAGCTTTCGCTGCCGCCTTCATTGTTGGTTTCTTAGCCATTACCGGCTATCTGTTGTCATGCTAACGATGTCGCCAGTATCGACTACACCGCCAGTGTTAGACACAACAGTTGCAATGCCGAAGCCATTTGAAGCATTGATGAAGATCACATCACCTACGTTCATTTCACTTGATACATTGTTAAAGTAAGCAGCTGTATCAATTGTGTTTAGAGCGTCTGTGGTTGACTTGTAATGCCAAATATGGAAGCCATTGCCTGAGTAGTTGACCAAAGAAAGGTCTGCTTTAACTAGTGCCATTGTAAACCTCCCTTATTTCTTCAGCGACAGTTCATAACAAGCGTTCGCATCAATCAGTGTTGCGTTCATTTGCATCTTGTTCAATACAAAATACGCATCTTTATCGTTGTGATACTGCATGTTAGATGAAACATCTGCGCCAATTGCGTGACCAACTGCTGACTGATGCCATGCAAAGCATTTACGGTTTGAGCCATCATCGTCCAATCCTGAGAATGGGAACCATGTAAAGCCAAGCCACTGCTTTGCTGTTACTGAGTTGGCAAAAGGCAAGTTTTCCTGACCGATGTACTCTGCACGAGAGAACTCATCAATGTCCATCAACTGTGACCAGTTTTCCCAACCAATAACGCAATAACGCTGACCATCATCAGGAACATCATTGTTACCGAAAGCTTCCATCAAGCTGAAAGCCCAAGCCAATGTGATACCGTTTGTGGTTTCGTTAAGGGCATTTGTAGTTGTGTCCATTGCGTCGAGGATCAACTCGTCGGTCTTGCGACCAAGTGCATATGCACCTGACTGCTGTGCGACAAGCATCTCATCGTGGTTGATACGCAATTGATCCAGATCGTCAATCCACTCACCAGCGAAGTAATCTTCAAGGGTGACTGAGACGTTGGTGTGGTCAAGGTTCATCGGGGCAATGTTGCCGTGACGAGCCTTGGTAGTAGCAAAACCTTTACCGATTTTCTGGAAAGTGGTCTTATTCTTAACGCCATTGGCAGTACGAATAGTACCACGAAGCTTTGAACCCATGCGCTGATACGCCATGTGGACGCCGGATTCAAACTCCTCGATAAAGGAAGTATCAATAGATGGGGTTGCCATACTATTAGCTCCTTATCCTAAAGTTAAAGTTACATTGTCCATCCGGTTATTCCTTCATATTGGCTTTGTTCGGTTGTCCAGTTAGGGGAGCTACCCCATTTAGGGCCGAGACCAACACTACGGGCCTTCAGTACGGTAAAACTGACAGAAAGTGATGTGTTTGTTAATTCACATTTATTTCTGCCGAGAATATTGGTTAAATCCAGCCCGAACCTTTGCAATAAAGGCTGGGTCTTTATCCTTCCAATAACGCTCGTCTTGTTGCATTGAACGTAGGTCATCAATGCTAAGACGTTCTTGAAACTCTGTTGGTGAGACCATGTTAAACTGAGGCTGACCATTGAGTTCCATGAGTTCTTCAAATAACTGCACCATGTTAGCTGATGCTGGTGTGTTAGCAAAAGCTGCATATGCTTCTGCGCTAAGTGATTTGTGCGCCCATGAATCTACACGCTCTAAACGCTGCTCTGCATATTCACCTAAAGCCTGTGACTCTACATTCCAGTCAGGCCCACGTTGGGTATCCATAGCAGCATATTCATTAATCACTTCATTAAATTCTTGCTGAGATAAACCATAGTTATGTGCCTTGCTGCGAAACCAGTCTAACATCGGGTCATCATTGGCAATTGTATATTCCAAACCCTCTGGCGGTGTAAATTCAATCTCATAATCGCCTGGGCTAATAGGTGCTGCGCTTACAGCTTCTTCATTAAGCTCTGAGACAATTTGCTCTCTTAGCTCATCTTTGCGCTGATAAAACTTACGTTCTAGCTCTTTATAGCTATTCGCAAGTTCTTCTGGTCTTTCAAACTTCTCAGGAAGCCAATCAAATCTCTCTGATGATACCTCTTGAGGTTGCTCCTGCACTCCTGATGCCTGAACCTCGACTGATGCTTCGGTTTCAACGCTTTCTGCTGCTGCTTCGTTCATTAACAATCCCACTTCCTTAGTGCTTTGTTGATACGGCTGTTAGGGTCATTAGCCGTTTTTTTGCTTGTAAGCTTCTTTTTCATACCCATCATACGCTTACAAAAAGATTTACGTCTTGCTGCTGCTTTCGGGGACTTCTTAGCTTCTTTGGCAGAAACAGGACGTTTGATATTTTTACCTTGTCTACGCAGTGATCTACGACCAGCTTCATTCAAACCGCCAGATTCACTTTGACCTTCTTTTCTTTGCCAAGCTGCTGTTTTAGCCATTACACCCTCTTATTTGCGCTTAAACTCTTCTTGTTTAAATCCTTTGTGAATTGTAGAGTCACCAAGTTTTGACGGAATAAGTGCTTGAGCAGCAACCGCAGCTACTGGATGGGATGTAACTAATTTTCTAGCCAAAGTCTTTGCTTTTAGCTTAACAATTCCCTTTAAATTGCTTCTAATTCTTTGCCCTCTTAACTTGCCTTCGTCTAAAGTATTTTGAATAGATTCTAATCTATTTCCTAATCTTCTAAACCTCTGATCAGAATTATTAAAATTAGTTCTTGATCTCAGGTTCCCTTCGCCATCAAAAGCTCTTGATGCGTCACTTCTTTCAATGTCTTTTACAAGACGGTTCATAACCTTTACTTCGCCCATAAATCTTTTGAAGGGCTTTCCTTTTACATCTGTTTTAGCCATCGCCTTGTTTCCTACCTAATTCCGTACGTTTTTTAATCACAGCTACTATCCAGCGGCTGCCTTCTGCATGTGCTAGAGTTTCGATTCCCACCCCAGCACCGTAGATGTTATTTGTCGACAAGCTTTCCAAATACTGTAGGAAATCCCTTCCAACCCCCGAGCCAAAAAGAGCATAGGCTTTAGAATTAAGATCTTGGTCAACTTCCTTAGTGTATCCTCTACCATCTGGCGAAACATTTATTTTCTCCTTCACTGCATACCTCCGCCTTGCTGTGCAGCCATCAATTGCTGCATTAACTGGGCGTTTTGCTGGACTTGTTGTGCATCCGCAAGCAGCTCTTCTTGAATACCGAACTTCTGTGCTAGATAACGAATAACCTGTTCTTGATTGTACAATGCTGGTGTGATCTCAGGCCCGAATGTGCCAGCAACTGTTTGCTGAAAGCGAACAAAGTCAGCAACATCCTGCTGATCCTGTGCTCTAAGCAGTGGTGAAACTGGAACAATTCTAAGCTCACGACCATCAACCTTAGGTATGTCTAATAAACCTTGGTCTGTATAAATCTTAATAATACGCTCTACAAGAGGCTGTAAAAACTCTTTCTGCATACGACCAGCTACAGCACCCATGTCTCTAGCTACATCAGCAAGTCTTTCAGAAACCTCAGTAGCAGACAATGGAGTACGAGCATTTGGTCTTGTGTCTAGCTCATCTATAAATAATGCTTTACGAACATTACGGCGCATATCATCAAGCACAAGCTGAGCAACATCAAAACGGCCCGGACTTTGGAGCGTTTCGATTGTCGAGCCTGGGCTTCTCGGTATGAACGTCCCTGGCTGAATTGTAATGTTGTCTGGATTAAAGACGCCATCATCATCATAAACGTAAGATCCGGCTATCGCCATCTCTGCGTTTTCCAAAATAAGTTGAACAGTGAGATTCAATG